GGTTATCTTTGTAGTAGGCACGGGCTTACAAATTGTTTTTAAAGGTAGTTTATACCCTTCGGACACGCTTAAAATGGCTCTTCAAACCGAAGTTTGGGTCGCCGATATTCAAGAAAATTTATTTTACGAAAATGAGTTTTTAAATTTGGCTGTTGACCATAGCGCGTATATTAAAAACAAAACCGTACACGTCCCGCAAGCTGGGGGCAAACCAAACGTAGTTAAAAACCGTACCGAACTTGAGGCGACACTCGGCAAAAGAGACGATACCGAGTTAACTTACGATTTGGATAACTATACAACCGACCCAGTAGTCGTTAAAGACGTCGAAGACTTGCAAGTATCTTATAACAAACGTCAATCGGTTATGGGTCAACATATCGCAACTTTAGGCGACACAATCGCGACCGAAACGTTACAAAAATGGGCGGTCGATAACTCAACTACTCACGTTTTACGTACGACTGGGGCTAATACTGGAATGTTACCAAACGCAACGGCAACGGGTACGCGTAATTTATTGACTCATACCGACATCGCGAGAGCGGCGGCGATTATGGACGTCGATAAAGTGCCGAGAGCTGGTCGATTTGCTGTAATTCCTACGGCTATGTTAACGGGCTTATTTAGCGATACCGAGCTGTTAAAGCTTCGCGCTTTAGTTAGCGAAGATATGGTTAAAATGGGCGTTATCGCCGAGCTTCACGGGTTTAAAATTATCTCTCGCGGTTCAGTAGTTCGCTACACAAACGCGGCGGCTAATAACTTGAGAAGTGCAACCGCGGCAAACGCGGCGACTGATTGTGCGGGCGCGATTTTCTTTAGTCGTTTTATGGTTTCTCAAGCCTTGGGCGATATTAAAGTTTTCATTAACGAAGGACAAGCGAGAAGCTTCGGGGACATTATGAGTGCCGAGGTTAACCACGGGGCAAACTTCTTACGTCCGAATAATGTCGGTCGAGTTTCAATCGCGCAAGGATATACAGCACCGTAATTTTTGTTTTTTTTTAGATTTTTAGTTTAACAACGAAGAGACTCGGCTCGATTGGGTCGAGTCTTTTCTCTTAAAAAAGTATCAAAATGAATGATATAAGATTTAATAGAGGGGTCGGCGGTTTAGGTCGTCCTTTAGCTGGCAAAGACCACGTTTCGGGGTTTTTAGGATTTACTAAAAACGACGATTTGCCCGCTGGATTTTCAACAACCGAGAGAGTTAAAAAGGTTTTTTCTCTCGAAGAGGCTATCGCCTTGGGTATCGTTTCCGATACTGGCGTTATTGAAATTACCGAAATGTATTACGCAATTAAAACAGCTTTCGAGGCTAATAAAGCCGTCGAGCTTTACGTCGCTTTTTATGAGCTTACGGGTACGACTACGTTATCGACCGACTTGTCTAAAATTATCGAAGTACAGCGATACGCTCAAGGCGAAATAAGACAAATCGGGGTTTTAAACCCAAATATCGTATTTGCGTCGGCTCAAGTAACAGCCCTTCAAACGGCTTGCAATACATTAGAAGCCGAACATAAACCAATAAGCGTAATTTATTCGGCTGATTTTCAAGTCGCTGTACTTGCTAATTTACCCGATTTAAGAGCTTTAAGCTGTAAAAACGTTTCGGTAACTATCGGAGCGGACGGCGGCGGGCTTGGTTTAATTATCGCAAACGCCGAAGGTTTTTACCCTTCGATTGTTGGTTTAACTATCGGGGTCGCTTCTTTAGCCAAAGTAAACGAGAATATCGGCTGGGTTGGTCGTTTTGACGTTTCAAGTAACCCAAATAACGAATTTGATGTACCAGCCTTTGCAAACGGCGATTTAATTCGTAATACGGCTACTGGTTTAATCGAAAGCTTAAATACAAAAGGTTATATCTTTTTAATTAAGCATATCGGTACAGCTGGTACGTATTTTAACGACGCGCATACCGCAATTACCGAGACCAGCGATTACGCTTATTTAGAAAATAACCGTACAATCGATAAAGCCGTAAGAAATTGTCGTACTTACTTATTACCGAGCTTAAACGCCCCGTTATATGTAAACCCCGACGGTACTTTAACCGAAGACACTATTTTAAGCTTTAGAAACAACACCGCGCGCGCGCTCGAAGAGATGCAAAGAAACGGCGAAATTTCGGCTTTTGAAGTAACAATTAACCCGACGCAAAACGTTTTATCGACCTCGAGAATTGCAATAAATGTAAAAATCGTACCCGTAGGCGTAGCGCGTAACATCGAAGTAAATATCGGCTTTGCCGTTAAAGTTGGATAACCTTTTAATACCTTAAAAAATGGATAACGTTTTAATTAACGGCAAAGCGTATGATTTTACGCAAGTCGTTGTAAAAATTTTCGGCGTAAATATCGCCAGCGTCTCGCAAATCAATTACACCGAAGAGCAAGCCAAAGAAAACAACTACGGAACTGGGACAAGACCAGTTTCGAGAGGTCGCGGCGCGATTACTTCGACTTGCTCGCTTACTATGTCTATGAACGACGTCGAGGCGATTAGAGACGTAGCACCCGACGGGTCTTTATTGAAGCTTGCGCCTTTCGACATCGAAGTAAGTTTCTTAAATGAGCAAAAAGTCGTAAACCACGTAATTAAAAACTGCGAATTTACTACGGACGGGGTCGAAGCGGCTCAAGACGATAAAGACATCAAAAAAAGTTTTGATTTATTACCGTCGCATATTTTGTACAGATAATAAAATTTTTTGTTACTTTTGTTTTTTAAACTAAAAAATTTTTAAAATGAAAGCTACAAAAGACGAGATTAGATTTGAATTAGAAGTCGGGGGGGCTAAAGGATTTTTAGCCCCTTTGACTTTTGCCGTTGTAGAAGCCGCGCTCGGTTTTACATTTAAACAAAAACCGCAATATTTAACGGCTGGCGCGATTGTAATTAATAGCCTTTGGGTAAGAGGTTCAAAAACCTTGCAAAAAGGCGGGGCAAATTTCGACGAGGCTTGTAGTCAAGCTTATTTCGGTTGTATTCATAATATACAATACGTATTTAAAGACGACGAAATTACCGTAAATTTTAAAGGTAAAGATTACAGCTGTAAAATCGGCGAAGTAAAAAGAGAAACGCTCGAAGAGGTACTCGGTTTAATTTTGCCTTTTGGTGGGACAAACCCAAAACCTTTAACAGCTGGTAAAATGATTATAGACGAAAGCTGGATAAGTGGCGACGAAGAGATTAAAACAAACCCCGAGTTACTTATACCCGCTTGTTTAGCGGCGTACCATTTAATTAAATTTAGAAACGCCAGCATAAAAAAGGTATAGACCAGTACTCGCTCGACGAAGCCGACGACACAAAAGAAACTATAAGAAAAATTAACGCCCTTTTAAGGTATCATTTTAAAATAGACCCCGAGACGTTGTCGGACGAAGACTGGTTTAAGCGTTGGGGCGAGCTTCGCTTCGTTTTAAAGCTCGAGGCACAAAGAAAATCATTATTTTAATATACTATGTCAAACAATCAAGAAACCTACGTAATAAGCCTAAAAGACGTTAATTTTATGGCTGGTATGAAGGCGGCGCAAGACGCCGCCGAAACTACTAAACAAAAAGTAAACGGCGTTTCGGGTGCTATGGACACTTTAAAAGGCGTTGTCGCTGGGTTTTCAATCGCGTACGTAGGTAACGAGATTGTAGATACTTTAGCGAAATTTGAAAAATTCGAGGCGGTTTTAACTAATACTTTAGGGTCAAACTCGGCGGCGAAAAAAGCTTTATCGGATATTACCGACTTTGCGGCTAAAACGCCTTTTGAAGTTGACGAACTTACCGACTCTTTTGTAAGACTGGCAAACCAAGGTTTTACGCCTACAATGTCCGAAATGACGAAATTAGGCGACGTCGCCAGCTCAAAAGGTAAAGATATGACCCAATTAGCCGAAGCCCTTATAGACGCTCAAGTCGGCGAGTTTGAACGTTTAAAAGAGTTCGGCGTACGTGCTAAAAAGAGCGGCGACCAAGTGAGTTTCACTTTTAAAGGTCAAACTAAAACGGTTAAAATGACCGACGACGCTATTAAGGACTATATTTTAAGCCTTGGCGATTTGCAAGGCGTTTCGGGGTCTATGGCTTCGATAAGCGCGACAACTGGCGGGCAAATATCGAATTTAAGCGACACTTTTACACAAATGTATTTAGTTATCGGCGAAAAATTAAAGCCTCAAATTAGCGCGGTTATTAGCGGTCTTTCGAGTCTTGTCGGCGGTATTGTAGATTTTGTAAACTGGGTAACTGGCGGGTCAACTGGCGCGGCTATATTTGCGACGGTTGTCGGTACTTTGGCGGCTGGCTTTCTTACTTACCAAGCTATATTAACGGGCGTAAATTTATGGACTACAATAGTAACAGCCGCGCAATGGCTTTGGAACGCCGCTCTTACGGCTAACCCTATCGGTATAGTTGTCGTCGCTATCGGCGCACTTATCGGCGGTCTTGTCGTAGCTTATCAAAAATTCGACGGTTTTCGCGCAATAGTGGACGGGACTTGGGCTGTTTTAAAACAAGTCGGGTCTAATATTATGGGTATGTTTTCAAAAATACCCGAAATGATTATAAAAGCATTTACGCAAATACCCGAGGCGATAAAATCTATTTTCTCGGGCGTTGGCGAGCTTTTTAACGCTATTTTTGGCGACGGTAAACTCGAAGACATACCGAAAATATTAAAAGGTATCGGCGGGGGTATTTTGAAAGCAAACCCGATTACTGGTTTTGCTTCAAATGTTTTCGACGAATCTACAAAAGGAACGGGCGACGCATTTAATACAGCTTACGACAAATCGCTCGCCGATAGTAAAAAAGCCAAGTCTAAAAAAGAAAAAGAAGACTTTGTTAATTCAAAAGGGGCGGCGACTGGTGCTGGTGCTGGTGCTGGGGCTGGTAAGAGCGATATTTCGGGCGGTATTAGCGAAGTAAGAGCAAGCGCGCCGAAAACTTTTAATATCAATATCGAGAGTCTTATAAAAGAGCAAAATTTTACAACTCAAAATATAACCGAGAGCGCGTCTAAAATAAAAGAAGCGGTCGTAAACGCAATGTTAACCGCTGTTAATGACAGCCAAATAATAGCCGAATAATGAGCAAATACAGCTTTTTAATTAAAAATTTAGGTTTGGGCTTGGTTAAGCCTAAACCTTTCGTTAAAAATAACGAAGAGCAAGAAACGACCGACAAATACTCTTATTTAGGCACGCCCGTATTTTCAAATTTAGAAATACCAGCGGGCGAGTACAAAGATAACGACGGTAAAACGGTAAATTTCGACGGTATTAGAGTCGATACCGTAATGTTTGAAGTTACGCTCGCTAAAAATATTATCTCGACCGCTATTAACGGACGAGACGGCACGGTTAAACAATTTATAAGTAACGGCGATTACGAAATTAATTGCACGGGTATAATTATAGGACAAACCGACGCAAATAACGCGGGTTTTGACGTCAAATATATAAACGGCGTACCCGAAGCCGAAATAAGAAAATTTAACGCAATAGCGAAAGTCCCTCAAGAAATAGAAATAGTTTCGGAATTTTTAGACTTTTTCGATATATCGACTATCGTTATAGCTTCGGCGAGTTTCTCTCAAAGAGAAGGTTTTCGGGACTCGATACTCTTTAATTTTTCTATGCTTTCAGACCGTCCAATCGAGTTAAAACAAGCTACGAAACCAAAGTAAAATAAACGTTTAAATATATGTTAGTAACTCACATAAAATTATGTTAAGACCTACCAGTACTATACAAATCGGCGAAAATGTTTTCGATTTTTTAACCGACGGTAAATTTAATTCGACTTGGAAAAATTTCACCGACACGGGCGAAATTACTTTACCTTATAAATTCAGTAAAAACAATAAAGTTATTTACGCGGGTAAAGAAAATTTATTTAAAAAAGGCGACCCCGTAAAGGTCGAAAGTGGTTATTTTCCAAATAAAGACCTTTTATTTATGGGTTACGTTTCGGCTATTATTCCAAAAAACCCCGTTATTTTAAAGGTCGAGGACGCCGCTTGGTTGTTAAAACAAAATAACCTTACAATTTCGTTTCCTACGACTACGTTAAAAAACCTTTTAAATGTATGTATAAACGAGGCAAAATCAAAAGCTAAAGGCTTCGTAAAAGAGGGTCTCGATAAAATAATCGTCGAAGCCGTGGACGCCCAACTCGGTACTTTTAGGCTTACTAATGTAAATATCGTTAACGTACTGGACGAGCTAAAAAAAACGTACGGTTTAAGGTCTTTTTTTAGAGGTAATACCCTTTACGTCGGTTTAGCTTATTACGCTACTGGTAAGCGTGCTAAATTGGTGTTTCAAGAAGATATAATCGAAGACGACCTCGAGTATTTAAAAAGAGACGAGCTTACCTTTAAGGTAAAAGCTATTTCGATGCTCGAAAATAATAAAAAAATAGAAATAGAAGTCGGCGACCCTTCGGGCGAGCAAAGGACTATAACG